TGGCCCGCTGACCCCGAAGACTCACCCGCAGATCTTGTGCAAGCTGGCGGTATTGGTGCGCAAGCAGACTCTCGAGAGGGCTGCGGAGTTACTGGTGAAGTACGGCACGCATTCTGCGGAGTCGTCTATTGTTGTTGTGAAAGATCCGCTTTCGGAGGAAGTATGAGCGAGACAGTTTCAAAGGCCTTTACTTATTTTACCGAGGATCATGCCGCGAGCATGAGGCTGAGGGATTATTTTGCAGCTTCTGCCATTCAGGGGATCCTCTCCTCCTCTTTAATAGACGGTAATGCCAACGTATGGCAAATGGCGCGGGACGCCTACAAAGTCGCTGACGCGATGATTGAAGTGAGAAATGAAGAATGAGTCGCTTTGTATTCTTCCACGTTGGCGCTGACATTACGTTCCCGACGAAGATGGTGCAGTCGCTGAAGGCGGTGATGCCGGACTCGCAGGTCACGATGTGCACGGACGATGCTACTCCGCAGGTGCCTGGCGTTGACGATTACAAGTACTCGCAGGGTAACTACGAGCAGATCATGTACTGGCGGACGAGAGCGTTTGCGGATGCGAAGATCACGCAGCCTGCCGCGTACATCGACACGGACATGCTGTTCGTACTTCCGTTCTCACCGGCTGCGGTGTTGGGCGAGCGCGAGGTGGTGTTCTGCCGCCGCTCGTTTGATCGCGAGACGGGGTTCAATGGGGAGCAGCGTGGCGGGGTATTCAAGAAGTACCACGGCATTCCGCTTGGTACGTTGTACCCGTACCTTGGGTGCATGACGATTACCAGTAACTACCATGCGTGGAAGTGCATGGCGATTCTGATGGGGTTCATGGACGAGCCGCTACGCAAGTGGTACGGGGATCAAGAGGCGCTGAAGGTGTACTCGCACATGCTACTGCCGGAGTTGGCGGGCGAGATCGAGGAGAGCGAGTATGCCTGCCTGCCCGACAGGCGGTTACCGGATCAAGTGCCGAAGGTGCTGCACTACAAGGGGCCGGCGCGTAAAGAGGCTTTCTTAAATGCTTAAAGTATTTATCGGGTACGACAGCCGCGAGGATGTGGCGTATCAAGTATGCGAGCAGTCGCTGAAGCTGACGAGTTCGATTCCCTTAGACATCGTTCCGATAAAGCAGAACGAGCTGCGCGAGAAGGGTATCTATTGGCGCGGCGTCGATGCGATGGCGTCTACGGAGTTCAGCATTACGCGGTTTCTGACTCCATACCTCGCGGGGTATACCGGCTGGGCCTTGTTTTGCGACTGCGATTTTCTGTTCCGGCGGGACATCGCGGGACTGCTTGACTACGCCGACCGGGCAAAAGCGTGCTTCGTTGTACCGCACGATTACCGGCCGACCGAAGCGATCAAAATGGACCATCGACCGCAGCATCTTTACCCTCGCAAGAACTGGAGTTCATTCATGTTCATCAACTGTGAGCATGAACAAGTTAAGCGACTAACGCCAGAGATTGTGAATGTTGCAACGCCGAGTTATCTTCACAGGTTTGAGTGGCTTAGTGATGATGTGATTGGTCACTTGCCGGTGTCGTACAACTATCTCGAGGGGTGGTACACGCCGGCTGATGAGCCCGACCCGATAGCAGTTCACTTCACGAGGGGCGGTCCTTGGTTCAAGGACTGGTGCGACGTTGAGTTTGGGAAGGAGTGGATGGCGGTGGCATCCATCATATGAAAAACCACAAAGAGATCATCAAGCAGATCGAGCAGCGGTTTCAGGCGAAGAAGTACGAAGAGGCGATGGACCTGTGCAATCTGGCGATTGCGATGGCACCGGCTGATCCGATTGCGTACCGTGCGAAAGCCAGGCTCTGTCAGATCAAGGGTCAGTTTCAGGAAGCCGAGAGGTACTACCGGTCTGCGCTCAAGCGGATGAAGCCAGAGGCGGATGATCTGGTGAACCTTGGGATTGTGCTGGCCTCGCAGCAGCGGTACGACGATGCCATCGTGGAGTTCAACAGGGTGTTGGAGATCAATCCAACATACTTGCACGCGGTGATTCAGCGAGGGGCTGCGAACTGGGAGATGCACCGGTACGAGGATGCGCTCGCGGACTTCCGCCGTGCGAACGAGATCTCCCCGAACGACCCGAACGCGAACTGGATCTTGGGGTTGTTGTCGTTGCAGATGAACGACTTCAAGACGGGCTGGCCGTTGTACGAGAAGCGGTGGTTGAGCGAGCGGTTCAAGAGCCGCAAGCTGGTGACGGAAAAGCCGCAGTGGTTTTCTGGGAGTCCGTCGAAGTCGGTGTTGGTTTGGGGCGAGCAGGGTATTGGGGATCAGATTATCTACGGGTCTTTACTGCCGGCGATTCGCAAGCAGGCTGACTACGTGACGGCGATGCTGGACTCGCGATTGATTCCCCTTTTCAAGCGGTCGATGCCCGACATCAACTTCATGTCGAACCTCGATCAGGTGGAGGCTGCGTTACATGAAACGCAGATTCCGTTCGCCAGTATCGGGAGCACATTCATTCAGGAACTGGATGACATTCCGGCGCACGCAGCCCGGCGGTATCTGAAGGCGGATTCGGAACTGGTTGAGAAGTACCGCCAGGAGTTGGGTCTTGACCCGAACAAGTTGACGGTGGGTATTTCGTGGATCAGCACGGCGATCAAGATTGGCCCTCATAAGAGCGTCAACCTTGAGCAGTTGATGCCGATCTTGAAGGGTGACTACAACATCCTAAACCTGCAATACGGCAGCGATAAGCGGGCGATGGACGAGTTCAACCGTACCCATGGGACAAATGTGGTGACCGCCCCTGTGGACCTCTGGGGCGATTTTGAGGGGCTGGCTGCGCTGTGCGAGCAGTGCGATGTGGTGGTCTCGATCAGCAGTTCCACTGTCCACCTAGCGGGCGCTATGGGCGTGCCGGTTCTTTTGATGGACGCCAACAAGTTGTGGTACTGGGGCAACACCAAAGAGGGTCGCAGCCTGTGGTACCCGAGCGTTCAGATATTCCCTCGCAGCAACATGGTGGCTCCGTGGGATAATGTGATCGAACGAGTTGTAGAAGTATTAGGGAGTTTCAGTAATGGAGGTTAATGAGGATGCCGTCAAACAGTACTTATCCACTATCGGCAAGCGAGGTGGAAGCTCTGCTACAGGAGATAAGAAGCGCAGACCTCGAGAGCACTATCAGAGAATGGCGCGAATCAGCCACGCCAAGCGAAAGAAGCGATCCCGTAAACCCAAGCCATTACAAGAAGGGTGACATCGAGTGCATCGACGCCATCAAGTCGATGCTGACCGAGGATGAGTGGCGGGGGTTTCTGAAGGGTACGGCAGTGGCGTATCTCTGGAGGCTCGGGCACAAGGATGCCGTTGAGCAGGATGCCAACAAGACGTTGTGGTATGTCTCTTGGCTTGCGAACAAGGACCCGAGGGGATAAGATCCCCCCGTGCTATCTCATGTTATCTCCTGTTAGTTGTGAGACTTCCCCCGGCTTCGTGCCGGGGCTTTTTTATCTGAGCCTTGCGCGATAGACCCGGCGATCCCGGCCAGGTCCACCCTTGACCACTTCTTCCAGCAGGTCTCCAGACTCGACAAGGGTTTGCAGGATTTCGTTTCGGTCTCGCGCCTTCATCCCTTGGCAGACCTTGGTGATTTGCGTGGTGCTCATGCCGGCATCGCCAGACTTGCGAATGATGTTGAGCACCTTCTTGTGCGAGGCTTCGATTTCGTTCTCTGAGATTTCCTTGACGATCAGATCCGAGGTGTAGTTGAACGACCAGCGAGTCAGATCGTTAGCCATCTTGAAGATATCTAGCGTCAAGATGGGGCTCACCGGATCTCGAGCGATGGCCTCGATCATTCCGATCTTCACGGTGATCTCGGTGTAGCGAACCCACAGGGCATCGTCCTTGCGTGCTTGGTTAATTTGCCACTCGCGCATCTTGCTGTACTCAGCGAAGGCTTCCTCTTCCCACTCGACGACAATCGGAACGACTGCCGAATTGGGAATGCCTTGGATGTTGGTCATGTTCCCGATGCCTGAGGGGATGATCTGTGCCGAGTGCTGGATATCTTCGATGACATCCTGCGGCACCTCTGTGACTTCTGGGATCTGAGCATCCGGGTAATCATCGAACGGCGGCACGAGAAGTATTCGGCTAAGCGTTCCGTTATCCACCATGTCGTGGTTCAGCGCGGGGATCAGCGTCCTCGGAGTTGTGGTTCCGAAGAAGTTGAAGTTTGGCTGATTGATGTCGAGACGCTGCCGGTCTTTGGAGTCTGCGTACTCCTGCCCGTGGTACACGCCGCTGCTGGAGGAGTACACCTCGAGCAGAGTCTTGATGATATCGCGCTGGTGCGAGGCTGCGTTCTTTGACGTCAGCGTTTGCAGGTACAGCCCCATCTCATCGAGATGCGATATGCGGGACGGGTAGTCGTGGAGCGTCCGCAGAATTGCAACGCCTGAGCTGAACCGGTCGCCGCAGATCAGTTGCCCGAGTCCGCACTTCGCCATCAGTTCTTTGATGCGCTGGCGCGAATGATCCTTGCCTGCGCCTGGCTTTGCGACTGCGATCACGAAAAGATTGCAGCGCGTATTCAGGCGAGCCATTGCGTAGCGCCGCCCGAAGAGTGCGCCGAACATGCACAGCGTGTTCATCAACGCGAACGTCGGCTGCGGTTGCTGTGCGGTGGAGTTGATCCAGCGAGTAACGCGACCGACCAGCGACGGGCTTTGGAACCACTCGTGTGGGAAATTCTCTCGCGTACTTCTGACAACCTTTTTTGCCATCTTGTCGAGCCCGGTGAGATCGACCTTCGACGTCTTGACCGGGTTGAGATCGATGTGCGGTGGCGGTACCCAGCCGCCTTGCTGCGCCAAGAAGTAGAGCGTGCCGGCACCGATCTTTGTGGGCGGCGACTTGCTGTAGTGATCCCACCGCTGACTGGTTTCGGTTTGGTTGTACTTGCCGGAGGATTGCGACCACTGATCGAAGATGGTGAATCCCTTGGCTTCGGTGGCGCAGTAAATCGCCATGCCGATTCTGTTCCAGTCATCCCAAGAAAGGTCTGGGTTTGGAACGTAGCGCAGGGCATCCTCGACCGCAGCAAAGGTGCCGACGAGTCCATCTTGCGAGGCCTTGGCTTCCTTGTCTGGGACGACGGTACGCAGCACCTTCTTGCGAAGGTTGGGCGGCAGGACTTTGTACGCTTCCTCGCAGGCGTGCAGCACTTGCTCTTTGGTTACGAGCGGCAGCGCACTGACAGGAGTCTCGTGCGGGGAGGAGACTGGCCAGCGATACGGCTCACCGGTATCCGGGTGGATGGCGTATGCCACGAACTGCTGGCCGAGTCCGAGCACCTCAATGGGGTGCATGGATATCTTGCTGAACGGCTCGTTGGTTCTGTACAGGTACAGCGCCTTGGGGGACTTGCCGATACGGATCATATCGGTCCGCCCAAGAATACTTGAGAACACCTCTCCGACCATGACGGCGATGTCTGGTTCTAGGATGTCGATGTCGATGGCGACGACCTCGCCAGTCAGAATGCCGACACCGCAGCCCGCCCAGTTAGACCAGATATCGATGTGCACAAGTTGTGCATCAATATCGTTCCAGCGCGAGAGTTCCCCCCACTTGCTGCCGTCCCACCTGCCCGGACGCTTCGTGCCCGGCATGATGGGGATTACGCGATAGCCGCCATCTTTCAGCTTCGCGCCAAATTTGTGCATGAAGTTGTCAGACATTTTGGACTTGAACCTCCACCCTATCTTCCCCGTACTTTTTCGAGGCAATGATTTCTGCAACGGCTGCGTCATCGTGGAAGACGATGCCGTTCAACCCGTCGAGGATTGCCTTGATGATGTTGTCAAGATCGGGGCGTGATGTGTGATATCCCGTTTTCGTCTTGTGCGAAAAGTACGCCGCGACCGTGACCCGTACTGGGCCTTCTAGCATGGACTTGCCGAACATGGCAACTTGAGCAAGCGTCTTGACTTCCTGCTCGTACTTCTTGGTCTTAAATGGGGTATACGCTACCGCCTTCCCAGTACGGCTGCGACCAAACCGTGGGCGTGCTTTCCCTACGGGCTTGCCGTATACAACGATGTCGATCATTTGACCCCCAGAGATTTGTAGATGCGCTCGCGTGTTTTGACGCTGGGCTCTGCCTTG